TTGAGAATCATTACCATCGGCGCTTACAGTTTCCTGGGCATCCGAGTCTTGACCGTCGCTGGCATATTCTTCGGTGTTGGTATCACCAATTTCGGCACCAGATTCACTGGCGGCAACAGGGGCTGAAGCATCTCCCGACGCATCTACTCCTGTTGCAGTTGGTTCAGTAGGGCTAACTTGATTACGCATTGCGGTCATCTTAGCGGCTATTGCATCTAAACTGGGTACTGCACTTTGACTAGTATCCGCCATTGTTTGGTTAGGACTCGTCGTTGTTATATCTGTCATTTTATTTTCCTTAAATGGGCCTTTCGGTTACCACTCATATTTAACTGCGTTTCTATTCCCTTTCATATGAGAATCATCGCCAGTTATTCCTTTGTTCCAGGTAGCAATGCCTTGCTTTGCTATCCCGATCTTCATTTTTGTTTCAGCAGACATAATTTTATTTTTATTTGCTTCTATACTATTTGCTGAACACGAAATCTTTTTTACATTATCAGGATGATATGGTCCTTGATCTCCATTACGAGCCATTACCAATTCATCTTTACGAATACCTCGTTTACTTATATCATCACCCCACCAATCAATCCAAGATTCATATGTAAAATGCCAATCAATATCACGGAACTTTGCCGCACGCCTTTGATTATTATATTGCTTCTTATACATCATTCTTTAACTTCGTTAGTGTTACCAACACGGTTTTTTAAGTAAACAGCCCTCTTTAGGCTGTTCACAAAATTGTCAATGCCCGCTAATTCATTGCTAATAGCAATTCTGCGAGTATTGTCATCCTGCGTATGACTGCGAATGGCCGCAAGTTCATCTGCAAGACTAAACTTAAAATGATGAATAAAAAGTGCTAACTCTTTATTCTTCAATAATGTCTCTGCCTGGCTACCATAGTGTCTAACCTTGTCTTGTTGACTAGGACTAAGTTTACTAATTTGACCCAGGTCTACAGTTAATCTACTGTTATAGTGGTCTATTGTGTCTTCGTTTATCATATTCTATTCTATATTGTTATTTAGCAGTTAACTATAAACTTTTGGATCTCCGGCAGCCATACTCATGAAGTCTAATTGACTTTCAGCATCTTCGCCGGCAACTTCCATTTGTATCTGTCTAGCCTTTGCATCATCAAGATTTGCACTGGCTAAATCACGCTTGTCTTTTGGACTTGGTTCTTTGTTCTTAGCAGATTCTTGTCCTGCTTGTATCATTGCTTGTATTTCAGTATCACTAGGCAAGTAAGTATCACAGTCTTTGACACCTAACACATACAATGTATCAGCAAATGGCTTTTTAATTTTTTTATAAATCTCTGGAGTTAATGTGCCACTGCCAGCCATGCCTTGAACTGTTTGATATAAATCAGTTTGACACTTTTGAATAATCTGTAAACGACCCAATGCGTTTTCTTCACTTTGCATACCAATGCTTAGTTCTAAGTGGATTTGTTTACGGTCACAGAAGTTCATGTCATCCCAAGCAAGATAATCTAAAAACACTGGCTGCTTGTCTGGATGACTATCACTGGCCAATCTCTTAACGCCATAATCATCGCCATACTGGATCAATGTACGCCATACCAAGTATAGTGCTTCTTTTAGACCTTCTGCGGCATTGCGAACTGTGTTGTCTTGAATGATTTGATTTGGACTCAGTGCTAGTTGTAGTTTAACACCGCTGTTACCAGCAGCCATAACTTCTGGATTGAATACATCCTGTGGAGTAGTCATACCAACCATGGCCATAGTATCTTTTTGGATACGATCCATGGCTACTTCTAGAAACTGTAAATTACCACTTGGAGGAGGAATTTGATAGATGTCTTTGGCTGGATCAAACTTACTATCTAAAATAAAGATAGCACTTTCGCCATCCTGCATCATTTCAAAGTCAACTCTGTCTGGCTTAACACCAATACGAGGAGTTGCTGTTAGTAAGCCCAACTGAATTTCTGCACGAGCCGCTGATGTGTTATATTCTTGCATAGGAATAACTGACTCTGCAATACTGAATCCATAGAAGTTACCTGGTAGTGGTTTTGGACACATATTAGCCACAGGAATAAATTCTACTTCTCTAGCACTGATAATATAACTGCCTGAATAGATAACTTCAACAAGTTCTAATTCACCATCACCATCAATGTCAAATCTATTCCATACTGTGACAATACTAACTTGTCTACTATCTGGATCTGCACTGGCAGCACTACTTACTGGAATACCCATAATAGGCACTGAGTCACGAGCGTGAATAGCAAGATTGTTTAACACTGAGCCTGCTTGGTAAGCACCGCTTTGATTGTATTCAGCGTGTGTGCGAAATGCTTCTAAATCAATTTCGGGATATAGTTCTGTGGCTTCTTGAATAGTCATTGGATCATAGAATCCGCAGAATGGTTGATCCTTCATCTCTGGCACAGTTGGATCACAGACCCAATAATGTTGTGCAATAGGATGGAACTTAACATTGATTGAATAACCAGTTAGTTTATATTTGGCTTTATAGATTGTGTTGCGTTTAATAGCATCACGCAAAATCTCTTCTTGTCCATCAACTTGACCCTGTGCCATTTCTGTTTGTTCCATGGCCATTGCTTCTGGATCTTGTTCTTCGGGTAATGCTTTAAGACTTTCAACTTGACTGCTGATCATTTCTTCGCTGAACATTTGTTGTTGTTCGCCTAACAATGCTTGAACTTCAGCCAAGACTTTGTCCATTTCAACATTGATTTGGCGTTTGCTTTGGCGTAGTGCTGTTAGTCCTGATTCAGCGGCTTGTTGTTCAAATGCTTTTAATTGGTCTACGGTACCTTCTGTTTCTACATAACGAGTAATGTTTTCACGCACTGGCTTGATCATCATCATACCATTTTTGTGCATGTTAGCATCCATGATCCAACGCTCTAGAATAAAGTGAGGATCATTCATTTGATTAACAACTTTATGAACCATATTAGTTGCTTGGCGTGCCGCTACTTCGTCATCTTCATTGTCTGCTACAAAATCAAAGTTAATCTCGCCATTGGGCATAAGTCCTTTGGCAATAACTGCTGTGGCATAATCCACTACAGGCTTTACACTGGGGTGAATATAATCAATGCCATTTACTGGAGCAGTACTTTCTGTAACTGCTAAACATAGATAGTGATAATCACTGGCTCTATTTACGGCATTCTTTGTGCCTAGATAACGCAAGTAAGAAGCCATCTTAGTATCCATCATATTTTTCATACGCACAAAATTGGCGTTTATTTTACGATTTTTATTGATGTCTTCAAGGACGGTATTCTTTATTTCCAACATTATGGGTTTTCCTTAACTAATGTATTATTTAGCGTTATCTTTGGGCGTAGGATCTTTAGGCTTTTCTTCCTTGCTGTCCTTTTTACCGAATATAGCATCCCAGTTATCACGGATCTTTTTAACATCTTCTCTACGACGATTACTGCCTTTGCTCATTAAAATTCTCCTGGCATAATAATTTGTGGACGATTCATTTCATCTATTGTTTCTTTTAGGTTGCAGGCATGGCAATAATAGCCAGTGTCTGTGTCATCTAATTCGTAGATAGTATGCGGTGTCATTGCTGTCATTGCCGCTATTTCAAATACTCGTGCGTGATTTTCACATAACATCATTGTGTTTTCTTCAATGGCACAAATGAATAAAGGTGTCATAGTGCATCCTTAAACTTTTGCAGTTCAAAGTCAGTTAGAAATATCTCAAATCTTGTTTCCATTTCACTTTGACTTATAAATTCTATGTGCCAAATATCAGAAGTGGCTACCCAAGTCTTACGAACTTTTAGTTTGTATTCTTCATTGTTTATTACATTCTGTTCCATGCTATTTCCTATTATATTCATCTAATCGTGCGTGTGCAAACTTACCATATTTGGTCATGTATTCTCGCAGGTGTGGTTTCATTCTTTGCCCTACATGAGCAAATGTACTGTAGACTAAATTCTCACCAACTGCTTTATAGTTTGGATTTAATCTAAAATCATTGATAACTTTATGTCCGTTGCCATAGTCATATTCATAGTAATTTAAGAACACAAACTGTGTGGGCAATACTGTGATCTTATCATCTTTGTATTCTGCTGTTTCAATGACATTTTGCCAACGCACATCTATTAATATGTTATGTCTAAATGCTGTAGTTACACTGGTGATTAATAATTGTTCTATTACATCTGGTTTATACGCACCTACATATACAATATCAACATCATTGGTATAGTTGATATTGGTTAAACTACTGCCAACTAGATATGCTGTAAATCCACTGCGTTCAATGGCTAATCGCATGTCCGTGTGCCAAGCCCGGATAGCATCCACAGTGGGCCTGTTCCACATTTTATCTGTGCTTACTGGTCCTCTGGTATATTTCATAACGAATCCTTATAACTTAAATCAGTGACCTTCTTATCAATATACACTTGATTGATATAATCTATACCGCAGAAGTCTGTGTATTGTTGTAATGTTCTTTTAGTGCCCAATCCATATATACCCAACTCTCGGCCAGTGGTTATGCGATTAGCACGATTTTTACCAGCATCACTGTATTCATGCCATTTTGTTTGCATGTGTGGTTCAATCATTTTGTCTGCCCAATGCTTGGTTCTATACTTGCCCACATACTGATGATATACAGGTAAATCACAGGTATGAAATAGATTGTATCCATGTGTCCATAATCTCAGTGCATAGGTACATTCTTCTCCACTAAAATACAAATGTGGATCATAAGGAACTCGTTCTACTAAATGTCCATGTCCAAACAAACAACCTCCGGCTACTAAAAATGCGTGACAGGGTTCTTGCTTGTCTAAATAAGTTCCTTTGGCACTGACATGCTGTTCTTTTTTATTCTTAAATGTATGTTCTTGATTAACCACTAGCAACATACAATCTTTGCTCTTTGGGCTTTTCTTTAAGTTATTCAAATCATTGTCAATGATCTCAAATGGATATGGATAACTGCTGATTATGGGCCAAGCATGATATTGTTCTAAATGTCTATGTTGTTCCAATAATTTTTTATCCCAGTCTTTGTCAAAGATTGTGTGACTGTCAATTTGGAAATAATAATCTTCTTCGTTGTATAATGTTTGGCAGAGATGTCTAGCCCAACAAGCACCACGACTGTGATGTGGTTCTATTCTAATATATTTTATTTGTCGTTTAAAATCAAAGTATCCTGGATCAAATGTTTCCATGCCATAACTTTGATCCACTATACCAAATGCTAAACTATCTTTGTAATATGCGTTATCATAAGCATCTTTAACTGTGTTTGCTAATAACGGGTCTCTATAACTTGCTATACTAATAAAAATCTTCATTGCTTGTCCTTACTGTGCTGAGAAGGTCTTCTTCCAAGCAGGTTTACTACTTTCGTCTCTGGTAATGTATCTATCTCGTTGTGCTGCCATACGCTGTTGAGGACTGCGGTTGTCCCAAGGTTCTGCTATACCTTGAAGGCAAGCCAATAAAGCATAGCGACAACTATCAATACAGTCATCAGGATCACTAAATCTTCCTCGTTCATCTACATAGTAGTTACCTGCCTCACTCAAGAAATGTGTGCAGTTTTCATTGACCATTAGACTGCCAACTTCTAACATCTGTCTCATTTGATTGATACCATATGCTTTGTGATTGGTTGTTCTACCTTGACTATCTGGAGGATTCATAATTGCTTTTTCATAGACATTTAATTCGTATTGTTCAAATAGTTCACGAATGCTGTTAGCACTCATAGTGTATCTGCCAGCAGTACTTGCATCAGCAGGTAAAACAATAGGAGTGCCAAACACTTCAGGACGAAGGAGATGATTGATATACTGAGTGGGCACTGCTTCTTCAATACCCTGCACAACAATCTGTCTATGTAGATAAGCAATTTTCTCATGAGGTTCCCAATACATTAAACTAATAACTGTTTTGTCGTTGACTAGGCCCAAGTCCAAGGCAATAACACGCTGTATGCGTGGCATACGCAAAAAGTCAATCTCACCTGTTTTATATGTGGGCCAATTGTTTAGTTGGAATACTGCGCCTTTGCCCATAACTGGTTTACCAGCAATACGGGCTTCTCGTTCGTGTGGCAAGTAATCTCTTTCTAATTGTCGTCTTGTTTCATTTAATAAGAATGGTAGTCCCCATGGATCCATTTCAGGAACATCGTCCCAGGCAACACGAATAAATTCATAGCCCTGTTCTTTGTTCCAAAACTTACTTACAAGTCCGTTAAGGCCTTTAAGCGGTGTAAACGAACATAGAACTTTACCCTGCGTGGTAGCAGTTCGCGTAACAATCTCACTGAAAAAGTCATCGGGCGGTTGTTCATCAAATACTGCTAGGTTAAGTTTGAAACCTTGGAGTTGTCTAACCTCCTGAGTGTAGTTAGCAAATAACAAATAACTATTGCTTCCAGATACATGACGAATTTCACAGCCGATATTGTTGGCTCCATCATTACGCATAGTGTCAGTGACAATGCAATCACGCGGTATAGCACCAGTTCCCAGATTATCGGTAATTTTAACATCCTGTGTTCCTAATAATTCATTTTGTAATACTAACGCCACCTGACTCCAACCTTCTCCGGCTACCATAGCAGTGATAGGACTAGTAAATCTATGTCCCTGCCACCAATCAGGATATATCCCAGTTAAGTGCATGGCAGTTTCATAACAGGTACTTACTGTTTTACCAATCCTGTTTGCTGCCAATATTCCTCTACGCTCATGTGCTCCAGTTAAGAAGAATTTCTTTTGATGTTCAAAGGGTCTAAAGTATTTAAGTTGATTATACTTCATGTCATCAGCAACTGTGACACTGAGATCCATTAGTTGTTCTTTTAATGGACCACTTAGATTAGCCAAGGCTGTCAAGGGCAGTTCATATTTGTCCACTGCCCAACGCAATGCACGGGCCATTAATACATCATTGCCTAACATTACATATTCCTTAATCTATTAGCAGTTAGTTTACTGTCTAAGTATCTAACCAATCCCTGTAGTTCACTGTGAGTTAATATAAGGACAATGTTAAAATCTTCTTCATCATCAGCGTTGAATCTAAAGTGAAGTTCAAACTCGTCTGCGCCAGTCCAAACTCCACCTACATCTATAGCACTGGATTCATCATGCGTCAGATTGAACACTGACTTCTCCAGGAACAGGATGTTGATTATTGATATATGCTAGATAATAAAGTGCTTCACTTAGATCACGAATTTCAGCGGCTGTGGCCACCCAAGTTTCTGGATCAGCAAGATTATCAGGCTTGGCTGTTAGCATTGCTTGTAGTCTTTCAGCAGTTAAACGAAGTATATGTTCTACTTGTCCAGGAAAGCGATGTTTAAATGCTTCCCTGTGTGCTTTATTAACCTTTTGCATAATCAATGTATCTCTAACAATGCGCTCTTGTTGCGCTTGAAAGATATGTCCATCTCTAATAGTTGGATCTGTGTTCATACTCTTGTGTCCGTGCCCCATGGATCAACAATGGCTTCATTGTTAAACTGTCCAAAGTCTCGGTCAACAAATGTATCCCAAATGTTACCAGCATTGATACGCATACTCTGCATCATAGTGCGTAGTCTGCGTCCAACTGGAGTTAGTGTTCCATCTTCACGCTGTACCATTTGCTCGCCAGTGGCTGCACCAATCCATTTAATAATCTCAGGACGCTCACGACCATACTTGTCAATCTTAGTGCCTGATTCTTTTTGTTCCCAAGGTCCATTGATTTCATAACTGATTGTGCCATCATTGTATTTGCGGAATGTGCAATGACATTTCTTACCAACGGCTCTAAAGTCTGGATCTGGATGCGGAACAAATGGACTGAAGAAGTAATTTTGTAATTCGCTTTCGGGTGGCAATGCAGAATCTCTGGCAGGGATTGGTGGCATTGGTTCCACTGGAATCATGTCTGCACGGTCAATGTATGGATTGTCATTGCCAATTAACTTAGGATCAATGTCTAGGCCATTTAATACATCCATGGCTGTTTGATATTTTAATTTGTTAGCACGACCTTTTAAGTTTAATACTACGCCAGTTTCATCAAAGACAAAACGCTCTAGTTCTCGGGCTGTGGGAAAGTCTGTCATGAGACCTTCTAAGTCATACTCTGCATTGCTGGCAGATTTAGGTACACGAGCACCTGCTATTGCTTCTGCTACATCTAATATTTCATCTTGTGTGGGTTCTTCGCCCCAGGGGCTGGTTACATCTGTGGGTGTAGATGATTGTGTTTTTTTAGTCATTTCTTTTCCTTGAAATAAACAAGAGAAACTATTGTTTCCCTTGCTTACTATGCTATAACAAGACTATTGTCTCGTTTTTATTTATACTTAAAAAAGTATTATTGGCTCTTGCCGCCACCATAACTGGCGTTACTACTTGATGAGCCTGTGCTCTTACCACCAGGTGTTGCACTAGGTTGTGTGCCATACATGTTTTGTGGTACTGCTTGTTGCTGTCCTTGTTGTCCCATCATACCACTTAGATCTAATTGTCCATTATAACTATTTGGTTGATTACCATAGTCCATTGGCATTGAATCATTTTGAATAGGAGAAGGTTGTCCAGTTGCTGGATCAATGTTTATATCGCCACCGACTTGATAACCATTATTATAATTGGCTGGTTGGTCAACTGCACTCTTACCACCACCAAAACCGCCGCCACTTGGTCCACTCATATATGGCAGCGTTGGTTCTCCCATTGGAGATTGTCCTGGATTAGGCTGAGGATTGAAAGGCTGTGGTGCTGGTTGTCCATATATATTACTAGGGCCGCCTGCTACAGGCATTATATTCGGCAACATACCTTGATTAGTTCCAGGTTTTGGATTAAATGGCTGTCCATTAACTAATACTCCACCTTGTGGTGTTGTTGGCTGTGCACCTAACATTGGTTTTCTCATTTGTGCGCCTGGTGGCAAATCTGTTCTAGGTTGAGGAGACATAGCCTGCTGTAACGGATTAGGCTGTTGTTGTGCCAAAGGATTAATCTTTGGCTGTGCAGGTTTAGTTGCTGATCTAAATGGTTGATTTGCTTGACGCTGTGCCAATGTAGTTGTATTTGGTCTTTGCTGTCCTTGCTTAGGTGCCATTGCTGGTGCTGGACGAGCCACGGGTTTAGCCACGGGTTTAGCCACTGGTCTTCTAGGGATCGTCGCCATTGTCGTTTATCCTTTAGATACAGGTTTTTTATACTTACTTGGTAATTTAGAACTATCGGCTGTAAAGTTTTTCTTTACACCAACATTAGTGTCAGCGTGTAAGCCTTCAACTGCTGGATCACGGAAACTTTGCATGCCACGGCCGCGAGCAGCCACCGCATCAGTGACCATATCAGCCAATGCTGATTTTTCATTACCTGATGTGGCTTTTTCTTTCATAAAAGTTTCACGCTTACTACCTAAGTCTTGATTGCCCATTGTAGGACCACGCTTTTGGTTGATTGCTTTTGCTTGTGGGTTTGATGTAGAGATTCTCATACTTGATTTCCTTTAGTTGGGCCACGACCTACATTGATCTTGTCTGCGTTGCCTTTATAATTTTGTCCCATTGCTGGATCAAATGGTCTTGTGCCTGGGAAGCGTCCGCCGCCACTAGTGCGTACTTGTGGATTGGCTGAACCTGGGAACATGTCTTTACCTGGAGTAAACTTTGGAACTACTGCGGCATCTGGATAACTACGGTCGTCATCGCTTTTGTTGCCTACTGTAGGGCCACGCTTACCAGTAATGGTTTTGTTTGGGTTTTGAATACCTGCGTGTTGATTACCTGCGAATTTATTTGCACCGCGATTAACTCCATCACCCTTCATACCGGCGAAATCTAAGTTCATATCGCTTTGTGTAATGCTATTGTGTTTCATTTTGATTTTCCTTTTGCTTTCATTGCCGCTGCTCGCTTAGTTGAATAAGCGATTGCCACGGCCTGCTTTGGAGGCTTGCCTGCAGCGATTTCTTTTTTAACATTCTTAGTGAATGCTGGTTTTGAAGTTGATTTAATTAACGGCATGTGTTTATTTATACTTTTTTTATTCAGTATCTTGTTCTGGACTAACTCCAGTAAACTTGGCTAATGCCTGTGCAAATGCCGCTTGTTTGGCTGCTATGGCATCTTCGCTGTCTGTGACTTCTATCTTTGCCAAACTGTTCATTACCTTATTCAATATTAAATGATGGTACTTGATTACAGCATCTTTGTTGCCTTCATTTCTAGCAGTTAAAAAGTCATCTACTAACAAATCTTCATAACGCTGTCCGCCAGTCTTGGCTTCCAAACTTGTTAATAAGTCATGTATACTAATATGGTTTCTACTACCTTTGGGTCGGCCGGCGCCTTTACGGGCTCCGCCATGTGAAGTCTTTTCTTGGGTTTTTTCTATGCTATTGGTCATATTATTATTTATACAGATTAAATATACATTTACGCAAGGAATAGAAATGATTGAATACACTTGGACCACTGCACAGGGTCCTGATATCAACGACATAGTTGCTATGGCAGAAAGCCATTTTCAAACTGAGATAGATAACATCTTTCAACCTCAACCCATTGTTTACAGTAGACATATTACTTTTGCTGTTGTTAATCAATACTACAATCCCAGAGCAGAACTGCTTAAATTAGCCAGAGATAAAAACAATAAACTCATTGCTTATACTTGGGCTAAAAGTCAAGACTATGCCGCTTGGAGTGACAATGAAATGGTCAGTGTGCGTATGGCTCATGTGGATCTAACACTAAGTGCCAGAGATAGAATCCGTTTAATACAGGACATGATGTCACTGTGGGAAGGTTGGGCTAGAATCATTGGTGTGAATATTGTATGCTCAACTACTATGCGTCATGACCAAACTGCATTTCTAAAACTACACAGTCGCAATGGTTATGATGTTAGAGGTAGTTATGCTTATAAAAAGTTAAGCACTGAACAAACCGGCCTGCCAATTCCTTGATGCCTGGATGAGAAACAGCCAAAATCATTCCAGTTCTTGATAGTGCTTATGGGCTGTTGACTTATTATTCTAATGTGGATTTAAGCATCCAAATTGACTTTTCTATGTCCAATGCTTGATCTTGTGCGTAGTTACTGATCTCTTCTAAATCTTCTTCACTGGCAACAACAATTAGTTCTTTGAAGTCACCTAACAAATGTTCAAGATCCATCATTACTGCTTCTAACAATTCATCCGCTGTGCCTTCAATGGCATCTGTGGGTATTGTACTATTGTCAATGACATCTACAATATTACAAGGCATATACTCTTGTATGGTGCGTAGAATCTCACCAATCTTATCAATCTCTGCTTGGCGTCGTTCATAGACACCTTGAAGTAACTTGTGATCACTTCTAAAGTTTCTGCCTGTGATGTTTACATGTGCCGCATGGCTTCTAAAATAAGCAACAAAGTTGTTATTAAAGACTAAGGTTAGTTGTTCTGCTGTTGTCATATGTTTACTTATTGTCCTATAATTCGTTTAGCGGCCTGCATTCGTACAGCCAGATTTAATCTGTCACGACCACCAAATGCTTTTATGTCTCTGGCACTGCCACTGGATAAAACATTTTGTGCTTCTTCAGGACTTATTGGACCTGCATACTGTGTATTCATATTTCTAAATGCAGATTCTGCTTGTTGGCCTTGACCTTGTTGTAGTCTAGAACCTAATTCAGTTTCACGAGCCATTTGACCTGCATCATAGACATTCAATGCCATACCTGCTGGACCTGCAACTTTCATTGCACCTTTAGCCAATGGACCTAATACTTTCATTGCTTGTGTGCCTATGCCAGGAACTGCTTGTAAGTATTTTTGTGCTGATTGTGCAAACTGTGGATTGGCTGCCTGTGCTGCCTGTCCTTCTGCACTGGCTAGAAATGATTTAACAGCATTGTTACCACCACCAGTGTCGTATAAGTTTTTCAACTTCATACCTAGTTCACTGTTTGCGCCTGCCGCTGTTCTCATTTCACCAAATGGTTTAATAGTTTCGGTTGTTGGTAATCCTTTTACTGGTGTAGTAGCGGCAGCACCTTGACTAAGTTCTTGTCCTATTATATTGGCACCTTCTTTGGCACCTTTATAAGTGTTATACAATCCTTCAGCAGTTTTAACACCACCAAACAAAGGAGGCACGCCACCATGTAGCAATACTGCATCAGCAACCATACCTGCTGGATTCTTAGCATAACTTTGTAGCACACCTTTACCAACACCTAACATTGGCTGTGCGGCTGCGGCAGCAGTTTTAGCAAGTTCAGGAAGACCAGTAGCACCATACATGGCCGCTGGTGCCATTGACTGTGCGGCTTGTTGAACTACATCACCAGCAGTAGCAGTTTTTTCTGGTGTAGTAGGTTCATTGGCAATGGCATTTAATGTAGTGTCGCTTAACTTTGAATAATCATTTTTAGAGATTGCTTCAAGTTCTTCATCACTTAGTTTAGAATAATCTAAAGCCATTATTTTTTCTTTCTCTTCTCAAGTTCTGCTTGTGCTCGTTGTTGTGGAGTCATTTCTGCTGTGCCACCGCCACTTACGCTGTTCCAATCTAAATCAGGAGCATTACGCTTCATAATATCAATGATAGTGTTAAAGGCTGCTTGTTTCTGTGCGGCTGGTACTGTTGCATCATCCAATTGTCCTGCGGCTGCTTTGTATGTTTTAACATCTATTTCGCTTTGCGGACCTTCAAAGCGTTCAACACCCATTAATACTTTGCTGGCTAATGGTCTAATAGCGGCAATAGCATTGGCACCTGCTGTGCTATATCCAACCCAGCCACCTACATTATCAACAATACTACCAACACCTGAACTTGTACTCTTGTCAATCAAATCTTTCATTTGTCCAACATATGGCAACAAGTCTACGGCTGCTTTAACATTCTTTTCTCTAGACTCATACTGCTTACCATATGTGTCTGCCCATGCCTTAGTTCTGGCAGCAAATGCCACTGGGCTTTCTCCTGCTTCCATTGTCGGAGCCTTGGGCAACTTGTCTAATGGAGTTTTTGTGTCTGCCTGTGCTGCCTGTGCTGGTTGTGCTGGTGCAGGTGCTTGACCTGTTGCCACAGTTATTGTGCCGCCACCATTCTTAGTAACAGTGATATTACCATTGGCATCTGGAACAACTTCTTTACCAGTATTCTTATCAACTAATGGAGCGCCTGGAGTTTGTGTAGCATAATCAATGTTAACACCATACTGTTGACTGAACTTACCTGCTTCGCCAGCACTGGCTTTATTGAATGCCATTGGTCCAGCATAACGCAGACTAATTGCGGCTGCTTGTTCTGCTTTCTGTGCGGCTGTGCCAACACTTTGAACTTGTAGATCTGACATTTTGCCAGTGAATGAAGGACCGCCTTGAATATTAACCAAAGCCGCTTTGCCTGAACTATCATAGCCACTGCGATAACGATTGCCTGTTTTAGGATCAATATAAACTTCAGCACTTAAACTTGTGCCTTTGCCTAATCCACCACCAGTTTGATTTAACTGTGCTTTGGTTAAAGGTGTACCATCAAGCATATTACCACCTAATAGTTTACCACTGGCAGTTGTTTGTATTTCAACAGGTATACTATTACCTGCTTCATCTGTAATTGTTGAGCGTGTCCATTGATGTCCAATACCTAACTGTTCACCTTTTTGGTTAGCAAGGTCATTTAAGCCAACATGTTTGAATAGCAAATATTGCATCCAATCTCCAACACTATTGCCTTCACTGCGTTTAGTAGCAACTTTGGCTAAGTCACTTTGACTTAATGTTGGTAATGTTGTTTCAGCGGCTCGTCTATTATTTTCACTGGTAATCATTTCAGCAACACGAGTACCTGCTCGTTGGCGAATGTATTCTGGTTGACTAGTATCACTGCGTAATTGAATTAACGCAATAGGATCATCTTGTGCTTCTTGATAACGATCAATGGCTGCTTTAGTTTGTTGAGCAGGTTGTCCTGGTTGCATGCCTGGAACTGTCAAGCCTGGTTGTCCAGCACCTGTGGCTAAACTATAAGGACTGGCTGCCTGTGGCTGGGCCTGTGCAAACTGTTGCATGGCCTGCATTTCATTTTGTGCTTGTTGTTGAACTTGTTCAGGACTTACTGGTCCCATTACTGTTGGAGTACCTTGAACACCTTGTCCTGTGGCCACTGCTACACCTTCTTGAGGCTGTGCCTGTGGTGGACGACTTACAGCACCACTTGAAGGAACTGCTTGTCCATTTAATCTACCTTCAATGATTGCTCTAGCCTTGTCATAACCACCATTAGCAGCCTGTGCTTGTGGACTGATAAAAGGACGACCTTGTTCATCTTGTTGTGTTAGGAATTTATGTAAACCACCAGCACCTGTAAAGTGAGCAGCCGCTAATACACCAGGCGTTGGTTCAACACCGCGTTGCTGTAAGTATCTAGCATTGTTATCAGTGATGATATTGTGTGCTCGAGTTTGTTGGTCAGCATTGGCTTTAGTAATGTCTTCAGGTAAACTTGGATCTTTACGA